CTTTGCAAGGCTTAACTTCTTTTTTCCTTTCTACATAAGTATCTCTTTTGGTATTCTTGGTCATAAAGGATTTATGATTGGCGGTGGTGTGAAATATGACCCTACAGAAACTCTTAAGCTAGACGAGAATGATTATGTGTTTTCTGCTCATCTTCGGATTCACAGATTGGGGTATAACTGTAGAGTAAATAGCGAGGCCAGTCTATAATGGCAGGGCAATACGACAATCCTTCGGATCAGCCTACAAGCTCTTCAGTACCAGAGCAGCTCTCTGCGCTGAAGTTCCTTGGTGAATTGTTTGAGGAGTTCAACAACGACAGGCGAGACAGAGAGCCTGCTTGGAACAGGTGGTCTGCTATGTATCGTGGTGTCTTCTGGGATCAAGGCAAGAGGGCCATTAGTGACGGCACTAGCGATAAACGTACTGAGACACCTCATAAGAGCCAGTTATATGTCAACGAGACAAAGAAAGCAATTGTCTCTGCTGTTAGCAATGTCATGGCTATTATCTTTCAGAGGAATCCTCCATTTACAGTAATCGGACTTGGTGGGCAGCTTGATGATGAGATTGGCGCAATGATAAAGCAGGTTGTTTGGTATTTTCAACTGTTGACTCGTTATCCTGTTAAGGCCCGTAGGTATATTACACAGGCCGCCATTTATGGAACTACATTTGCTAAAGTTCATATGGATAGCATCAAAGACGCACAAGTAAAAGTTCTTCCTATCATGGATAGCACAGGCATCCAGATTGGTACACAGCGGCAGACCGTAAATCGAGTCTTTCCCACTGTTGAATGGGATGTTATTGATAGATTCGATATGTGGACTGATCCTACCGTCCCAGACCATACGAAGTGGGGTAGAGGGGTATTTCAGCGTGTTTACCAAAGCCCTGGCTATATCAAAGACAAGATAGCAAAAGGCATCTTCAAACCAGTAGATGTAGATAAATACACGAAAGCAGGTACTCATAAAGTAGATGCTGGCAGGGATCAGAGACGAATAATCATAGGTCTGAATCCTTTAAAAAGAACAGACATCGAGTTGTTTGAGTTCTGGGGGTGGATGCCTGCTGCGGAAGCGCAGCAGCTTGGGATAGAGGTTGGGCCAGATGAGTTTGAGGTTCCTGCCTACTGTCTCTTGATTGGTGTTCCAGGCCAGCAAAGCGACTACCTTCTTGCCCGAAGGAATGATCTTCCAGGCCATGTCTTGCCCTATATTAGAGATATTTGGGAAGACACAGGCGAAGGCCCAGAAGGCAGGGGTATCCCAGAGAATACACAAGGCCCTCAGATGGCCTTGAATGTTACTATTAATACTCGTCTGGATAACAAGGCCACAGCAATCCAGCAAATCATTGGTGTCGTTATGGACGCTCTCGAAGACCCTGATGATTTGACGTTCAAACAAAACTGGGTAATCCGTTTCAAAGAAGGCATGGGCGATATCCGAACAAAACTTATGGCTCTGAATGTGCCCGATATCACAGCCAATTCACACATCGAGCAGCAAGAGTTTGAGCGAATGATTGAAGAGCAATCAGGCATATTGAAGTTTGTACAAGGTGATACTTCATATGGCTCTAATAGAACTGCCTCTGGGATTGCAACAGTATTCACAGCAGCGTCGAAGTTCATTCGTGATGTTGCCCAACAGTTTGAATATAATCTTGTTACAGAGACATGTCGATTAATGTACAAGCACATTTTGATGTATATGCCTGACAAGATTCTTGTGATGATTACTGAGAATCCTTTAGCCCCCGTCTATAGACAAATTGCGCTACAAAATATTGCAGCAGACGTGGACTTTGCACCAATGGGTGTCCAAGGACTTGCGATGCGAGAAGTCCGCCAGGGTCAGATGGCCCAGATTTTACAGGGCTCGGCAAATCCTATTGATCTTCAAGTAATGGGTCTGAATGGCCGCAAGGCTTTATGGCGGCAGATACTAGAAGATTTTGAATGGAGAAAAGATATTGTTGATCAAATATTACCTGAGCAACCTATTCTTCCCCCACCGCCTCCCGAAGCGGCAGGCGGAACACCAGGCACAGCAACACCAGGAGATATGTCAACCCTGCTGTCCTCGCAAGGCAGATCGCCTGGAAGAACAGTTTAACAAGCAGCATCTTAAAGCACTTGTTCAGCTTCCTGAATGGCAAGACTTCGAGGAGTACCTTATGGGCCGTCTATCTATTACCCATGCAGAGATGGAGGGTTCAAACAATGACGAGCTACGAGGGCGGGCTCAGTTCATACGCTCTCTTTTAAACCTCAAACCGGCTCTGCTTCGTAAAGCAGATAACCAAGGAGAGTAAAATGTCAGATACGCCAGCAACACAACCACCAGCAACAACGCAGGCCCCTGCTCCGCAGGGAACTCCTGCACCGCAGGTCACACAACCTGTTTCGAGTCCGCCGGTGACAAGTCCCTATAGTATGCCTCCGGCACCACAAGGGCCTTCAATCACCCCAGGACTTGAGAAATTCGCTGTAGACGGAAAGCTAGATGCCACCAAGATAGGACAGTCCTATCTTGAGATCGAAAAGACTGCACGACAGGCACAGGCTGAAGTACAGCGTCTTACACAAGTAGTCCAGGCTTTGTCTGGGCAGCCTCTTCAAACACAGATCAGTAACGAACAACTCTTGGAGCAATTTGTAGCCGATCCAAAGAGCTTCGTTAAGGCTGCAGTAGAAGAGATGGCAGCCCCTCTGACTGGACAATTGACAACCACAGCCCTGATGGGCAAGCATCCTGAATTAGCAAATCAAGAGTTCAAAGTTAAGTTCTTTGAGTGGTATGATTCTCAACCTGAGTCAGTACAACAGGCAGATTCAACCCTTGAAGGAGCAGATTGGCTTGTGAGTCTCTATAAAGAGCGGGCCGGTATTGGCCGTCAGAATGCTTCCCAAGCACCGCAGGCTCCTCATACTGAGGCTATATCTGCGGCACGTCCACAGGCGGGAGTAAGGTTCAGTCGAAGCCGGATGCGTCAGATTTTTGCAACAGATCCGGCTCAGTATCAGCAGCTTGAACCTGAATACTCCAAAGCCATGCGTGAGGGCCGTGTAGACCCTTAAATTTCTCAAGGCCGAAAGGGGGTGAAACTATATGGCCGACTTCACAACTACGACTCACGATGCGTTTGTCCAGGAGATTTGGAGTGATGAATCTTTTATGACTTACGAATCCAATCTTGTTGTTTCCAGGTCTATCCTTGTAACGTCTGAGGTGGGCAAGGGCAACAACAAAGGTGATGTTCTTCGTAAGCCCAGAGTTTCTGATGTCACTGCTCAAGATATTCCAGACAACGCCGACATCAGTGGTGAAGCCAACACGGAAACGCAGGCGACGGTGACTCTGAATAAAAAGAAACACGCTTCTGTATATATTCAGAAACACCTCGTTAATAACCTGGTTAAGTATGATCTCCGTCAGCCCTATACTCATAAGATTGGGTATGCTCTTGCAAAGAGAACTGACTTGGATGTCATTGCTACGCTCCAGGGGATTGCGTCTCCCAACACAGTTGGCACTATTGACGCCTCCGCAACGGATGTGACAGAAGCCTACATTAAGACAGCAATGGAATTTCTTGATGTGGCTGACATCCCTATGGAAGATCGAAGTTTGGTGTTCTACCCCGACCAGCGACAGGCTGTTCTGGGTATAGCAAGATTTAGTGAATGGCAAACGATGGGGCCAGGCAATATGCCTATCCGCAGCGGAAAGGTCATTCCTATCTTTGGTATGCCTACTGATTTCAGTACTACGCTGACTCAGTTGGGAACCAGTCCTAACTTCTATCGTGCGGGGTATCTCTTGCACAAAGAGGCCGTATGGCTTGCGAAACCTGGTGAGATGGATTTAGAGTTCAATTATGTTCCTCGAAGGAAAGCATGGTTGCTCTCTGGTGATCTTCTCTATGGTTCCAACAGCTTGCGTGGCACAAGCAACTTTGTGATAATTTATACGGACAATTAAAGTAAAATCAAGGACTTAGGTGAACGGCTTGTCCGCAGCATAATCTGAGGGACGAAGACATAACTAGGTTTTTGAAGTCTGTATATTATCTCTACGAGAGCCAAGACTAAAGTGTGGGGGGCTTGCGACCCCCACATAACTTAAACTTTCTTTAACATTTCGATATTGGAGGAAACAATGATTTACACGGATGCTGTTGTATATTTACCGACTATCACACCCGCTTCTGTGGGTGCTACAACTGTGGCAGAGCAGACGTTTACGGTGACGGGGCTAGATGCCTCTAGGGATATTATCGTGGCGCATAATGTACCATCCATCTCTAATGCAGTTGGAGTAGCCGGAGTAAGAATCTCTGCTGATAACACACTCGCAATCCGGTTTGTGAATCCCACAGCAGGAGCATTGACTCCCACGGCTGGGGTGCATAAACTTGTTGTAGCTCGTAGCAAGAATGATCCTACTGCTGCGGGTGATGATGTTTAACTAGGGTTAAGTTCCTATAACCAGGAGAGACTAGATGAGAATAGATACACCTACAGCGGATTTTACCAGTGTAGGTAATGGTGGTACACTATATACTGTCGATACAGTATCTTACGATGTCATATCTCTTGTTGTTCAGGTTGCTTCAATCACAGGCGCTCCCACGAATTTTACAGTAACGGCCTATCCTGAGACAGCAGACGGACAGAGCATCAATGGTGGTAACGGCCTGAACACAGGTGCGAAAACAGCGACAGGGCTGTACATCCTGGATTTGTGGGGTACAACCAGCGCACAGGTAAGTCCAGTTGTAGAAAATACCTTCCCTCGATGGAGAGTTGTAGTTACCTTCACCGGTGGGACATCACCTACGATTACTGGTACACTCAATATGTTCTTGAAACACTTTTAGGATAACATGGCAGCACTAGGATGGGAGTTAAACTTAGGCTTTGCGGGAAGCGGGGCTGGCGAACCAGCAGGCCCGCCAGAGGGGTTTACTATGCCCGTTCATAGAACACACTATCACTACAATTTGTTGCTAATGGGGCTTATACCATGGCTTCTCTAGGCTGGCTTCTTAATCTTGGTTTTGCAGGAAGTGGAGCCGGCGCCGTAGTGACGGGCCCAATTGCAGGTTCTCTGCTACTGCTTGGTGTAGGCCGCATGTGGTGGATTCCAATAGTTTGGCCCCTTCTTACGGGAGAGGCATATGCAGGAGAGATAGATCAGATGGTTGAATACATATCAAATAGTTTGTTCTTTGCGGCTGGTGGTCTTCTGACATTCGGAGTGTTCAAGTACCTTGAGTACAAAGAACGAAAGCGAAAAGAGGCTCTACCAAAGAAGTTTGTAGATGACATTAAGAATCCTTATGTAGTGGGTTCTCTTGGCGGGCCAGGAAGAAAGTGCGATCACTGTGGAAAAAAGGATGATCCTTTAGAGATATACTCTACCGGCAGGGCATTTTGCAAGGAATGTATTAAGCAAGGAGTAAGATAATTAAGAATATAAGGATAAGCCAAAAAACTATCTAAAACCTTGTTTGGTCAGGATAGTTTGGCGAAGAGGTGAACTACAATCGCAGACGATATAATACTAAACTCAGGTTCAGGTGGGGCCACACTAGCAACTGATGAAATCGCAGGCGCCAGGCATGTTCAGTATACAAAATTAATGGATGGTACTACGGATAGTACCGGTGTAATCCCAGGAGATGCCACAAATGGATTGGATGTAGACCCAACCAGATTTCCTATTGATCGAACCGCCTCCGGAACAATTACCGCCGCAGCACAGACTGTATCAATCAATAAGGAATCTGGTGAAGGCGTAGTTGGCATTCAGATTACAGGCACCTGGACAGCGACAATTGAATTTGAAGGTACAGTAGACGGCTCGAACTGGGTTGCGCTTAGAGTTCATGATGGAACTCAAGTTGTAACCAATACCACTGCTAATGGATTATTTATGGCCCCAGCAGGGCATTTAGATCAAGTTCGTGTTCGTTCTTCCGCTTATACTTCTGGAACGGCCAATATCAATCTATTGTCTTGTCGGGGCGTACCTGCTTCTGTAATTACAGCGCCTCTACCAGCAGGCACTAATAATATTGGTGATGTAGATATAGCTTCTGCTTTACCTGCTGGAACAAATAATATCGGTGATGTTGATGTCCTTACACAGCCTGCAAGATCACATACAACAGATTCTATTCGTATCGGAGACGGTACAGACTTAGCTCTTGTAACTGGTGCTGGTGCCTTAGTTGTTGACGGCAGTGGTGTTACTCAACCCGTTTCTGGAACAGTCTCGGCAAATCTAAACGCTGGAACAAACAACATAGGGGACGTAGATATTGCATCTCCGTTAGGTGGCGGTACGGAAGCCGCCGCCGTCCGTGTAACAATAGCTAATGACTCTACTGGGGTTGTCTCAGTAGATGATAACGGAGGCTCTTTAACAGTTGATGTTGGATCGGCTTTACCGGCGGGTACAAATAACATTGGAGACGTGGACATTGCGTCTTTTGCTTCAGGGGCAATAACTGAAGTCCAGGGAGATGTCGCACATGATGCCGCCGTTGGTGGTAATCCAGTTTTAATGGGAGCCAGAGCAAATGCAAATGAACCTACGGCTGTAGCAGACGGAGATGCTACACATATTTGGGCCGATACTTTTGGAAGACAAGTTATCATAGTGGGCCATCCTTCCACAGAAGCCCCTGTAACAGCAAACGGTTCTGCGGCTGGTGTTTCTGTTATTGCCGCTCCTGGTGCGGGTGTAAGTCTCCATATTTGTAAAGGTTCAGTGCATAACAGCGCCGCTGCAGAACAGATTGTAAGTCTACGGGAGGGTACTGCTGGTACTATCAGATGGACAGTCAACCTTGCTGCCGATGGTGGTGGATCATTATTTGATTTTGGAAGTCGTGGCTGGAAGCTCCCTGCAAATACAGCTCTTATCATGGATGCTGCCTCAGCTACAGCATATTGTAATATTACAGAGTATTATATAGCCCCATAGGTCTATAAAATATGGCCTTAGAAACTGCTACAGGAACATTCAATACTACTACGCAAGCGGCAGGTAATACTGTGACTGTTTCTGGGTTATCTTTTCAGCCAAAACTGGTAATTTTTACCTGGTCTGGTCGAACGGCGACTGGTCAAGCCGAAGGCGATCATAAGCTAGGTATGGGTTACATGATCAGTAGCTCTGATCGTGGATGTGCAACTTCCCAAAGCGATCATGGTGCTGCTAATGCTGCAGCCGATTGTGCTACATATGATGATGCTTGTATAGTGACTTTGACTGTTGGTGGTGCTGTTGATGGCAAGATGGATTTCAGCTCGCTTAACAGTGATGGATTTACTGTTGTTATTGATGATGCTTTTCCGTCAAGTTATCTAATAAACTATTTGGCTATAGGTGGGTCTGATCTCACAAATGTAGCATCAGTTACGGTTACTGCGCCAACCTCAACAGGAAACCAAGATATAACAACCGTTGGCTTCCAACCCGATGCCGCCATTGCAATGGGAGGTAGTGTAGCACCAGTCAATTCTATTGATACGTGGTCGACATTTGGAGTAGGAATAGCGGCAGGGTCAGCTCCAGACGAATCTACACTTACTGTAGCATCGCAGGACGGAGCAGGCACGTCTGTTACAAGGTCTCATTGTATTAATGGGTTATTTATAACTAGGCTAGGATCAGATCCGCCCGCAGTTGATGAAAGAGCAAGCATCTCGCAATGGTTGTCTAATGGATTTCAGTTAAATTGGGCAGAGGTTTCGGCTAGTTTCTCTGGTAGATACAGAGTTGTCTGCCTGAAAGGCGGAAAATATGCCAAAGGAGATTTGCTCACATCAACTGGCACAAGTAACTTTGCGGAAACAGGTGTAGGCTTTACACCCAAAGCACTTTTTCTGGTTTCACACAATAACAGCCAAAGTACAAGTGATACGACACAAGCTCCTCAGCAGATATCTCTTGGCTTTGCGGTGAGCGCTTCTAGTCGTAATTATGTTTGTGTGCTTGACAAAGATGCTTCTGGAACAATGGACATAGGTGTGGCCCACAATACAAATGCCATGTATGGCAACCAATCAACAGCCACTACCATTGCTATTGAGGGCTTGATGGATTTAGTTAGTATGGATTCAGACGGGTTTACGGCTGTTATGGATGATGCTGACCCTTCTGCTGCATTTGTTTGGTATTTAGCGCTGGGGGATGCTGCAACTACTGGCCCATCAGCCGGATTACGAACATTAACTATGACAGGAGCAGGCATCTAATGGCAAAGCAATTAACTGCCCATAAAGCAAAATTGATACTTGAAGAAGGTATAGCCCAAGGTAAGAAGATAACTCCCAAGCAAAGACGCTTCTTTGGGTGGGTTGCAGGCGGAAGAAAGAAACCTCATAAGGGAGTGTTAAGGAATATAAGATAATGCAGCCAAAGTTGGGAACAGGCGGGAGATTCAGGAAGTTGAAAGCAAGATTAGCACGAAGAGGCGATGTCAGAAATCCTGGTGCTGTGGCCGCTGCTATAGGTCGTGAAAAGTATGGTAAAAAGAGGTTTCAAAGACTTTCTGTTCTAGGTAAAATGAGAAATAAATAATGGCAATTACAATGAATCTTGGCTATCTTAAAACCAGAGTAGCCAAGTTGTTAAGAAGGAATGATTTAAATACAGAAATTGTCGAATGGATAAACTATGTCCAGCGAGAGCTAACTGACGATATCAATTTCCCTGAGCTGAGGTCTACTGTATACACGACTCTTGTAGCAAATCAGTATACCTATACAGTCCCGGACGATTTCTCCAGAGAAGACAGAATTTATTATTTAGATACCACTTCTACACCCACCTGGGGAAGAAATCTTTTCCCGCTATCAAAAAAAGTTTATGACAGCCACGGCATTGAAAGTAGTCTAAATACGAGCGACCCTACTGATGGTGATCCTTTAGAATATGTTATCCAAGGCACAGATATATATTTATACCCGGCTCCAAATAAAGCGGCCAGATTGGAGCTAACCTATTACAGAACACCTTCTGATATGGCAGATGACGGTGATGCACCTTCTATTAACACTAGATGGAGGCACTATCTGATTCCAATGGCATATTACTGGGGAATGATTTATCTGGAAAAAGAAGACATGAATAAGGTACTGTATTGGGAAAGCAAAATGAAAAAAACCATTGCCGTAGTTAAAACTCGTGTTGTTCGTACAGAAAATCGTTCTTTACAAATACCTATACCTACTACGGGGCTAGAGACTGGAGATAGGATATATTAATGGGCCATCAACACACAACATGGACAGATGTTTTCACAGATACCGTAAGAACGGCTGGACAGGTTATAGGAGCCAGAGTCTACCGTACTAGCGACCAAAGCATTCCTAATGGGACGAATACGATTATTACTTATAACGCAGAGAATTTTGATACTGATGCTTTACACGATCTTATTTCTTTTCCTTCGAGACTAACTTGTACTGTTGCAGGCGAATATTTGATAACTACCCAAGCAAGATTTGCGGGTAATAGCGCAGGCTTCAGATATGTAACTCCTCTTCTGAATGGTTCTATAGAATTGGCTATTATGAGAGTTCCTCCAGCATCGGGAGTAGACACTGATATTAGTTGTAGCACGATATATAGACTTCAGGTGGGGGATTATATTGAGACTAGAGTTTACCAGAACTCTGGCGGAGCATTGAATGTTATTGGTGCTGCGAACTTCAGCCCGCATCTGGCTATGGTGAGACTGAGGAGCTAATGACTGTAAAAGTACAGGGACTTGGAGTAAGAGCAACACGAACAGCAGCCCTCTCGATTAATGATAGCACGGATACTGCTCTGCAACTGGACTCAGAAGTATATGATACGGACGGTATGTTTACAGTTAATGATGACTTTATCACGATACAAAGGAGTGGTATATACATAATTTCTGCTTGCGCACGATTCTCTCCGAACGCAACTGGTATGAGGCGTATAAGTGTAGCTGTTGGTGGAACACCAATTGCTGCTCAGGGAACCGACAATATAGGAGCTACTGATAAACCCATGCTTAGCTTAGTTACTGCAGCGTATTTAGGCAAAGAGGACTCTGTAGCGTTTAAAGTCTACCAAACCAGCGGCGGGGCTTTAAATATAGAAGCCTCTTCGCCAGACACTCCTGTTATTTCGTTGCAGTATATTGGGCCAGCACAGCTGTCTCCATAGGACTAGCATGATTAGTGTTGTAAACAATATTAAAGAATTTACTGGTTTAGTAAAAGGCAAAGACGAAACCGCTCTTGCTTTAGGTGAATTAAGCAACTGCCGTAACATGGCTAATTATTTTCAACAGGGCAGGCTTCAAAAGATCAGAGGGTTTGATACTACAACAGCATATGATCTTAGTGGAACAGGTACACCCCTGAATGGGTTTTTATATTTGTTCCCCGTTAAACTAAACGATGTTAATTACGTATTTGGTGTTTGGATGAATGATGGCTCTACTGAAGACAACTATGGAGTATTCAATTTTACATCTAGCTCGGCAACATACTTTGTGCCCTTCATCGAGCCCACGACAGGGCCGTATGCGGGAAAGTACCTTGTTTCTCACACCTACTACGCTGGTTTTACTTATATAACTTTAGGAATACGTGGCTCAGCTCAGACAGA